CAGTATACTGCATAGGAACAGCCATTGTTCCAACGTTTTGACCATTCTCTATTCTTGGAACAATCATCATATCTAAACCTGTTTTTTTATCAGTTGCAACTTCAACAGATCTTGCACCGAAAGGTAAATTTGGATCTCTTATTACAACTGTTTTTCTATCTTTTTCAATTGCACCTAAACCTGTACCTTGTTTTTCTTTTGCTTTTAAATAAGCAACAGCTAAATCATTTCTTCTATCTTGTTCTTTAGTAAATAACGCCATAGCAGTATCAGCTACTCCAGATCCTGATTGTCCAACAACATCTAAAAATCCTCTTACACCTGTCTGACCTGTCTTACCACTCATCAAACCTGTTGCAAATTTAAATAACAATAGATTATTTGTTTGATCGTTACCGCCTGTTAAATTGGCTATCTCATTATAGAATTTATTAAACTCACTTGCTGCACCACTCTTTTCAATTTTTTCTTTAATTTTTTTACCCTTTTCAACTTGTTGATTTTGGTGTTCAGCAATATCTTGCACGTCTCCTGCACTTAGTTCAGTACCAGAAAGATCTCCTTTGTCATCAGGAACAGAAGATTCATTAACTATTGGAACTCCACCTGTATCTTTTGTATCGTATAGATAAGGTTTTACTATATCGTCTAAAGTTTTTGGTTGTTCAATATTTTGTTTATCAGCTATTTGATAAGCCTCTGTCAATTTTTGTTTTGCTAAATCTTTAAATTCATTACTGTTCACATCAAATCCAAATTCTTTTTTAAATTCTTCAGGATTTTCCTTAGCATATTCAATACTTTTAACAACAATATCAACTGGATTGTCAGATAAAACTTGTGGTTCTGCTTCAGCGTCCTGAGCAGTTAATGCTCCAACACCAAAAGCACCAAAACCTACTGGAGTAGTATACTTAGGCATTCTTCCTACAAACTCTTTACCTGTTGTTTTTAAAGCTTGTGCTGTCCCAGGCATTTTCTTTGCAAGCGTTCTTTGAGAACCCATTAGTCTTGCTCCTCTTCCAAGTAGTGGAGCACCTAATGCTAAACTACCTAAGCCCATTAAAGCTTGTCCGTAATCACCTTCTCTTGTTCCTTGAACTACATCTCCAACACCTTGGCCACCTAACAGTATACCTGTACCTGCTTCAGTAGCTCCTGTTGCACCTGGAAACCTTTTAGCTCCTCTTCCCATTAAACCTTGTAAACCTGAACCTGAACCTAGACCAGGACCACTTTTTCCAATAATTCTTTGTGCTAATGTCCCTTGATAACCAATAGGTGAACCAGTCCCAGCTTGTGCTGCTTTCGATGTACCAAGCCCACCAATCTGTCTAGCTTTTTTAAAAGTTCTATAACCTCTAGCTCCTGCTTGAGCTAATCGACCTACTCTAAGAAGGTTCATTAAACCCATCCCTATTGGTATAAATGGTAAAGGCATTAGTTACCTCCTATTCGCCATATTGTAAGCAGCATACGCACCGATACCTGTTCCAGCAGCCTGAGCTATCGGATTAGTTCCTGGTGCCGTGGTCGCTGTTACGGCAGACTGTGATGTTGGTAAGTTAGTCATGATACCTTTTAAGAACTCTAGTCTTTGATAAGGTTCGTATGATCTAGCTAATTCTGTTTGTCTTTGTGCATCTAAAGCTTGTTGGCCAAGTTGTCTTTGTACTCCACCGGCTTGTAATAGACTTGCAATGTCAGCTTGTTGCATTGCTTGCTGTTGACCACCTAAAGCTCCAAGCATTTGTCCTGCTTGCATTTGTGTACCTGTTTGAAACTGTTGTTGAGCTTGAGCTGCACCTAAAGCTTGACCAAATCCTGATTGTAAAGCCTGTCCAATGTTTGCTTGAGTTGCTCTTTGTAATTCTGCTCTTTGTATACCTTCTCTTGCACCACCAAATGCACCTGCACCAATCGCATTTGCTGATAATTGATTCTGTGCCATCTGACCTTGTCTTGCAATTTCGTCAGTAACATATTGTTGATATGGATTCATGAACTGCGCAATGTTCGGAGCTCCTGCTGCAGTTTGTTGTGCACCAAGTACAGATCCTATTCCAGCAGTAGTTGCTTGTGATCCAACACCTGTTTGGCCTGCTTGTGTAAATCCTGTTTGTTCTAAGCCACTAGGTCCTGCAACTTGAAACGCAGGAATACCCACAGGAGAAGATGCTAGTTTAGCTGCCTGATCATATAAGGCGAGCTTACGGCTTTCTACTTCTGGTGCTTCTCTTGCAATTGAAACTTGTGTTCCTGAAGTGGAGCCGCCTCCGCCGCCACCTCCGCCTCCGAAGATAAAACTCATATTATGTTAACTCCTTTGTGTATAAATATCTTTTTACTTGCCATTCTTTAGTTCCTAAAAATTTTTTCCAACCCGGTCTTGCATGCACTGCTATCATTTTGCAATCTTCCGATCTTGCAAAGTCTTCTATCGTGTCTGCAGCCTCGTCTTGCCATAGTTCTCTTTTTTCTCCTTTTAACAATATGACTTCACATTGTTTGTAGTTCGGTAAAATCATTATTCTAGTGACAAATACACCGAACACTTTGTACTTCTCACCATCGTCAGAGCCGAACATCATAAAAAGCTGATAGGCTCCTTGTTCAATTCCTTCTTTTAAGTCTTCAATATTCATGGGGTTACCATCATACTTCAGACCTTCTCTCAACATAAACTCAACAAGTGACCAATACTCATTAAGTTTTTTGCCGTCGATGGGTAAAACACCGACTTCTTTTTTAATTTGCTTCTTTTCTGGCTTCATCTAATAAATCAAATATTCGTTTGAACTTAGCTTGTTGGCCATAAAAGAATGCTGCTCCTTTTTTTCTCATGTCCTTAAAACTTTTAGGATCAGCACCTTCCATAATACCTGCTCCTAAAATTGCATCCGCTCTCGATACGAATTCTCCATCTGCTAACTGAGCTAACATAGTGTCCTCATCTTTGTCACCATTACCTGAACCATCTTCTACATAGCCCATAGCTCTTACATAATTGTTAACATCTTTCTCATCATGATCTGTTTTAGATGGTAAATAATTTATACCACCTGAATTAAATTTTCTTACTTCTGCAATCCCACCTTTGTTAAAAGTAAACAATGAATTGCCTTGTTGATATGAATAAGGTGAAACACCTGCTGCTTCGCCTTCATAATCATATGAACTTAAAATATTTTCTATTTGTTTATCTGCTTTTTCTTTAGCTGCAGCATAATCTTCAGGTTTAGTTCCTTCAGGCATTTCTGTTGGTTCTTCATCTCCAGCTAATAATGTCGTTGCTCCTAAACCTAAACCTAATTGTGCTCCAGGACTAAAGCTTCTAAAGCCATAACCTTCCATAGCTTTCTTTGCAGCTTCACCTTCTAAGCCTGCAGCCTTAACTTGATCAGCTGTCATTCCTGGTTTACCAATTAATTTTTCTAAACCGCCACCGACAGGTGTAGCCGCCATTTGTTGACCAACAGTCATTCCTGTTGTTCCTACTGTGTTACCGATTGAACCAAAAGCTTGTGGTGCAAATCTACCCATTGTTCCCTGGCCTAATCCTGCCATACCTGCAACTTGGCCTATTCCGCCTGCAAGTGCAGCGTCTCTTAATGCTCTATTTGTTGATTTACCTCTAAGCTTTTGTATCCCAAAGGTTGCTAATGCTATAGTAAATGGATCCATAATATTTTAACTAGTTATTATGGTATTTTAACTTATATAGCGCTATTCTTCAATATCAGTCAATTTTATAGAATTCGTCCTTGACTTTGCCGGTATACTTATATTCTCCAATATGGCTTATTTCCTCGTCTGTGAGAGCATATATTTTCTCTCCTATAGATGTCCAAAGTTTACAGAAATAAAAGTCCTCACCCATGTATGTTTTATTCTTAGGACTCCAATAAGTATCAAAAAAGTTGTAATAATTAGGTCTATCAACCATCTCACCATTCATTAAAGTCTTTTGTTTTATAACTAATTCCTCATAGTTTTTAATAAGTTTTTCAAAGGCAGATCTTTTAATCATCATCATACCTGTAGGTCCTTTTAATACTTCTACAAATCCGTCAACAGGTTTAATGTTTTTTGTGTCTGGTAATTCAATAGGAAACATATGACCCATAGTATTAATATCATCATCAGGTCTAGCTTGTAGATCATTTCTGATTTTGTTATCTGTCTTTTGTTTCATTGGATATGGTATTAAACTTACCTCATGGTTTGACTTAAATAACCTATAAACAGATCTAGTGCTAAACTCTATATCTGAATCAATAAATAACATTTGATCTGCATCTGAATTTAAGAAAGCAGAAGTACACAGGTTTCTACCTTGTGTGACTAATGATGACTTCATCAATTGAAAAGTGATCTTGGTCTTATTTAAAATACATTCTTTTTGTAAATCTAAACAGGCTTTCATAAAGTGTATTGATACATCGGAATGCACAGGAGTACAAACCATTAAGTGATTCTTATTTATTTCGTTTGACATTGAGGGCTCCTTTTAAAAAGTTATTCCAATGATTTCCAATATACTTCCAATCGTAAAATCGCTTGTAATATTCTTGTTGAAATTTTAGTGGGTTAGTTAGATCTTGTGATAACATTCTTTTAGTTTGTAAAATACATTCAGCTAATTGTAATGCTAGTTTAGGTTTATTCTGTGTATAAGGAATATAGATAGGAAACTCACAACAAGTTTCTGGTAAGGCACCGAGATCCGTGGTTATTAGAATCTGACCCGCAGCTAATGACTCCATAGCCGATATACAAAATGTTTCTTCCCAGATACTAGGAAAACAATTAACATCATAATCTTTTAGTTTACTGACTAATGTTTTGTGATCACAATACCCCATGTAATTTACATTAGGCATGTTCTTAGCCTTTTCATATAAATGTTTATACTTATCATCGTTTTGTTGTTGGAATGATTTACCATATATAATTGTACTTGAATAAACATCTAGAGTTATATCTGGATCTTTAATACCATCCATAGCAGCTAAAGCTATTTCTAATCCCCTCCAAGGCGTTGAGATATAACACATTTTAATTTTCTTTTTTGGTGTAAAATCTGTTTTTAATTGTAATTCATCATAATCAATTGCATTTTTAATTACTGTGCATTTATCTTCAGGTATTTTAAAAAAGTATCTATACTTCTCATAACTCCAATGCGAGTTAAATACATACCAATCATATTTAGAATGATTATCTTTATTTTGAAACCAAGGTGCTAAATTAGGTTGGTCATAAGAATTTTTTAACCAAAGTATATTTGACTTTACAGGATCTAAAGGTTCCTTTTCAGGAATGGATGTTGTAATCTGTACTGAATCTAATACGCCTTGATTTGCGTATTTTTTTAAATATCCTAATTGTATTTCTGTACCACCTGCAGGTTGCATTACTTTTTGGTTTTACCAAAAATACTCATAGATGCAACTGTTATTTTCTGATTAATTTGTAAATCATCCACGCTAGTATCAGTGTTGGGATCAGCAACATCAGTATCAAAATCAGCTTTGCTAGCATAGGTTTTACCTGTTCTTTTGTTTTTTACTTCTTCTACTGCTTTCGCAGGAATAACTGGTACTTCTTCACCATTTATTATTACTGTTTTTGGTTTTTCTGTCATTATCTTCCTTGCCTGTTATACTTTTTATAACATCTTTTTTTGTGTTTGTTAAGACTCTTGGTGTGACGTCTAGGACGTTTTCTAGGTTTTGGTCTAGGTTCAAAATGTAAGAATTTTTGTTTAGCCATTTTCCTCTGATCTGTTCATTTCTAAAATAGAAATTACTGCAGATACTCCTGTTGTAGTATTACATTCCATTTTAAGAATGTCACTTTCTTCTAATATAATAGGTCCTTTGGCAACATTACATATTGTTGGTCCTGTAATACTAGCATATGCAATTTGGTAAGTTGATGATGCTGAGTTATCAGTCACACTTGTTTTATGTATTTTAGACCCTGATTCATTTGTAACTTGAATGTTTTGGATTATAGCTCTTGAATCAGCTGGACATGAGTATACCGATACTACTGAAGTAGTTGTTGGATCATAGAATGCGTTTTTATAAAAGTTAGCCATTAATATCCATCCTGTACTAATAATAAATCAAATGAAGCAGAAGAAGAAGAGGTAGAACTTGCCTTTCCAGAAACATAAATATCTGACTTATGAGGTATTACATTGATTGCATTAAAGATAACAGTTGTCTGTCCACCTCTAACATTTAAAAATTGTTTTGTTTGAAACCCTGCATTAGCAACACTATTATCTCGTTGTATAAATTTAAAATCCATTTCTTGATCTTTACCTGATGATATATTCATTGATAATAAATAACCAGTATAACCTGCAGGTATGGTATATAAGCACATTAAAGTTTGACCATTACCTGGAGATACAGTTGCAGCAACATCAACGCCACCTGTATAAGTAGCTGTAATTGTACCTTCATTATTTCCAAAAGACCCTGCTGTTACTATAGACATTCTATAAACTCGTAAAAATTGTTGTGTTGTAGTAACTGTGTTTGTACCATCTAAATCAACAGTTTCTTCTACAAAAGCATAAGAAGAATCAAGTCCTTGTATTCTTAAAGTTCTTCCAGCTGTTCCTACTACATCATCGTTAGCATTATCACTGACTACATCAAGAGTAGCTTGAGCTGTTTGCCAAGGATAGTTATTTCCTGTTTCCCAAATAGTTTCAAAAGAACCTGAACCAATACTAGAATTGTATCCAAATTTATTAACCATAGAGTAACCAGGAACTTTACCTTGCTGTACGGCTAAATAAAATGGAATGTCATCAACTGTACTTCCACCTGTTATTGGATTAACATTATTACAACTCATCTTTGCATAAACCAAGTAAACCTTTGAGTTTTCTCGTCCTCTTCTTTTTGGTAATTAGTGTTTAATTGATTCTGTAAACTTTCTAAGGCTAAGTTTATCTGTCTAAAAGATTCAGGGTTAAACTCTCGTGGTGGTTCAGGTAAAAATACTTGTACTTTAGCCATTAGTTTCTACTTCCTCCAATATAACCGCCTATTACGCCTATCAAACCCGTAACGGACATCTTCATTAGTGTAATTACACTCTCATCTACTGGTCTATTTTCTTCGAGGGCTACAATGTAATCTCCGACAATAATGGTAGCTAATAAAATTAGAACACCAGTTGTAATTAATAAAATTACAATATCTTTAAAATTTTTTATCATTATCTTCTACCATCTGGTTGTATGTCAAATCTAAACTGACCAAATCTCCAACTTTCATCTGTTCCATCATTTTCAATTTTAACTGCAGCAAGTCTTGCTCTTGCTCTAGTATCCACTTTATCTGTAGATGATGTAACTGTAAATGGCCCAAGTGGTGAGCCTACTTGAATATTTGCTGGATAATCCCTAAGCTCTAGCGTTACTTTTGCATTCCCGTTTAGATATTTAAAATCAGGTATAAATCTTCTTACTTTAATAAAATACTCTCCGTCACCTTGAGCGTCTAAATCGAAGTCTCCTGATTTAATATATGCAGGAATAGCATTGATTGTACCATCAGCTAATACTTCATTAGTGCCAATTTCATGGTTAAATACTCTTGCTGCTCCATTAGACACTCCTTGAATGGTTGGTGTAGTTGGTGCAAGATTTGCAGAAAACTCAGTTGCGATCGGATCCCCAAAGACATGAGCATCTTCGTAAGTAGTTCTAGCTAATGTGCCAGTAGTCCAAGTTTGTTCTGCATAATTATAAGTAACTAGTCTATTTACATAATTTGAGTTTGCTGTTGCATAAAACCAATATATTTCTGAATATAAACTATTATGTGATCCAAAAGTAAGTTCAGATCCATTTGAAAAATTAAAACCTGGTGCACCATCATTTGTTTGAAATACAAAGTCTTCTACAAGTGAACCTAGCGATTTAACTGTACCATCGAATACAAAAAATCCACCTGAATCTGACATCCAAAATACAGCACCGTTTGCATAAACAATTGAATGTTGACCAATGCATCCACAATTAGATCCGACTTGTCTAATACTAAATGTAAATGGTGGACCTACGAACTGCATTAAATAAGCAGATGTGTCAGTAAGTATTAATATGTAATCTTTTGCTTTTGCAGCACCTACAATTTTAGTGCCACTATCAATTCTAAAGGATCCTGCAGTGTTGGTTGATGTTGCTGTGTAATCCGTTAAAGATTCTTGATCCGAGAACCTTATAAACATTTTATCTTGTGTAGTTGGTGATCCAATTGTTGTTTCAGTTCCTAGTACAATTAAATGCCTGTCTCTGTCTGATACCATACTCATTACTGATTTTGTAGGAGCTCCTGATATTAAGGTTGCTCTTGTTGCTACACCACTATTTGGATCCCAAGAAAAAGTTTGACCATTCTTAATAGTTGCAATTAATAGTTCACCATAATTATCTAATGACCATGATCCAGGATCTAAAACTGCTTGTGAAGTTGCTCTTGGTGTTCCCCAAGTTGATCCACCCCATAGTGCTGTACCCCAACCAAAACCAAATGCTTGTAGTAAAGGACCTACTTTGTAATAAGGTTTAGTATCCAAAGTTCCATCGTTTGTTGCTCCTGTGCCTGTTTCAGCCGTAGGCATTGTAATTGTAAAGGTAGTTGTGGTAGGAGCTAACTGCACTTCAAATAATACGTCATCAAAGTCTGTTGCTGTGTAATCTGTTTGTCCTGCAGTGAACGATCCTGCGTTTTCAAAAGTTAAGATGTCACCTGGTTCGAGGTCGTGAGCCGTGGGACATGTAATTGTAACCGTGTTTGAACCATTCGTAGTAGTTATATCGCAACCCGACTTTGCTAGTGAAGTATTAAATGGTGTGATGTCATAATAATCATCACCATCGTATACATATAAAATTTTGTTTGTACCAAAGGCTATGTATCTTCTACCATCCAAATCAGCCCAACTGTGTGAATCTCTTACAGCTCCAACAAGTTTTTTGTCCATTATCTCTTGCCACCCGCCTATTTTTTCAGGCATACCGTATCTAAATCTAACAAAGTCTCCATCAACCCATTGGTTCTCAGCCCCTGAGTCTGATGCTTGTTTATTAAATCCTGGTGCAAACTGTACTTTTGTTAATGGCATGACCGTATTATACACTAATACCCTATATCTATAAAGATTAGGCTATTTACTTAAATTGTTTTGGCTACTGGTTTATTTTGATAGTCTATATTTCCAGCTATAGCAATTCTAAGTTTATTTGTGTTTTGTTTAGGAACATAGTGTTCATATTCTCCTCTCCAAATTAAAAGAGTTCCTGTTTCTGGTTTAACTTCAAAATAACCTGGATCAGAAAAAATAATAGGAGCACAATCTTTAGGTGCTTCTACGTAATAAGTAAAGGAAAACATATTTAAATGCCTATGCTTTTTAGTTTCTTGCCCCTTCTTATAAACAAGTCCCCACATATCATTACAATAAAAATTACTATCTCCTCCTTGTACAGGATTAAAGTTATCAAACTTTGGTAATTTATCTAAACAAATTATTTTTAATAATCTCGCATAAGAATCAAATTTATCAGCCATTTGCCAATGGGTCATGTAAGCTTTTACATTAGTCGTGTGATTTTGAATGTCTCCAGTGCTTAAAGTATCTTTTTTTAATTGTTTATTAAAATCTTTAAAGTCTTCAAGATATTTTAAATTGTCCTGAAGAATATTCATAGTTGTAGATACTTTTATTTTATGAATTTGCATATTTTATATTTTCTTCATATGAGCCATCAATATTAAAATTAATAATACATCTCATATGTTTATTAGATTGATATGCTGTGTGTAAATATTTTCCATCAAACATTACAGCAGTCCCCTGTTTAGGGGTTACTTTTTTAATGATTTTTTTATTTGTATCAAAGAAAACTGTGTCTCCGTCAGAATCTAAAACATAATATAAAAACACTGTATACTTATTTTTTCTTGTGGGTAAGTCATAATGTGGCGTATCATAAGTTTTAAAATCAGGATTTGGAAATTGTAGAAAAGAATTTATTCTTAATATATTTAATTCAGGTTTTTTAATAAAGTGAATTATAGGTAATATATTATCAAAATATTTTGAATTTATTCCTTTTTGAATAGAACAAAATTCATGTTGCATCCCAGGACGAGATTGTTTACTAGCACTAACATCTTTTATAAAATACCAAGGAAATATTCTTCCTTCAAGAAGTGTATTTTTTATTTCTTCTTGCTTCTGTTTATCAATAACATTTCTAAATATTTTTATATTCATAGCCTGTTCATTGTAGGAATAGGATAATTTAATTGTTTATCTGAATAATTTATATTTATTTTAGATATAAAACTTATTAAAGTTAATCTTTCTTCATCTGTATTATTAATATGAGCTGCATGCCACATGGAAGAATCAAACATAACTAATCTATTATAAATACCTTTAATATTTATTGTTTCTTCAAAATTATTATTGTAAGAATCTCTTTGCTTTATTAGTTTATTTACATCTTCTTTTTTATATTTTTCATGATTAAGAAAATAATCTTTTTTTAAATCACCTTTTTCAGGCTTTTGTATATTATAATTCTTGAGCTTATAAATAGATGTTCCAACATTACAGTTTTCAGATAAATAAATTATTGCAGTTAATTCACTTTGATTTGGCCAATCTGTATGAATCCACCCATCTCCATCTATACCTGGAGGTACTTTTTGAAAATAACAATAATTATACCAAGATATTAAACTAAACTCATTTGGGTAAATAACACTTAAAATTTTGTTTGTAAGGCGTTCAACAAAAAATTTATTTTCAGATAAATCATTTGATCTTAACCCAGGGTAATTTTTTGTAGATTTATATGAATATGTTTTAGATAATTCTACAATTTCTTTTGGATCAGAGAAAAAATTATCTAGGCATATTACTGGAAAAATCACTATTTAATCCTAACATTGGTCTTGTATCATTTAATAATTTTTTATTAGTTGAATAATGTAAAAATACCTGCACACAAACCTCTCCATTAAAAGGTTTTCTCCAATGTTCTAAATCACAACCTTTATAAATTAACATGTCCCCTTCGTTTAAATTTATCTTAATATCCTTTTTTCCATCATTTAAATATATAGGCCATTTATTTCCACCTAAAAATAAAGTGGTCGATATTTCACAACTAGGTCTGTCTTTATGTTTTTTTAAAATATCACCTGGTTTATAAGTTCTTGCATATGAATATGTCTCATATAATTTTAATTTTGTTCCTTTAATCATTTTAGGTTTTACGTATAATAACAATGTTTCCATTAAAGAATCACCATAAATAGAAAAAGTATTTGGAACTTGATCATCATTCCAGGTTCCAAAATTATTATCAAAAGGAGCTAAATAATTATTTTCCCGCATATGAGCAATTGCATTTCTTTTTATTAATAAATAATTGTAAGAGATTTTCGCTAAGTCTTTTGAGATAGCGGATTTTATTACATGATATTTATTTTTTTTAAAACTCATTTGTAATAATTTAAGTTAATAACACACCTAGCATCCACATCTGTTTGAGAAATTGATCTATGTTTAAGCTTACATGGGAATTCAACATACATATTTGAGATACATTTTATTTTTTCACCTGTCTCAAATTCAGTATAACCATTATTATTGTTTATATAAAGTATACCCGTGGTTAATCTATCATCATCAAAATCTCTATGAAAAATAGATCGTCTAGGAACATCGCTTCTGGTTATTAAATTTATAATACATCTTCTTAAGGATTCATAACCTATTCTTCTAGAAAGAGGTGTAATAATATTATTAAAATTATCACTAT